CGAATGGTGGGAGAGTAAAGGCGGCACATGGGGCGGTAGGTTTAAAGATGCGAATCATTACAGTCTTGGCGAATAGATAAAAAACTGAAATCATGTTATAATAACTTTGCTTGCTAGTGTGACAACGAACCAAGCAATTATTCAAACGTAACAAAAAAGCTAATTTGCAATCAGTAGGGTTTTTACGTTTAGCCCTTTGTCACCTGATAATGCAAGTTGGCTTTTTTGTTTTTAGAGTTCACCGCCACATAGGCGGCTTAGAAAATTGGGGGGAATAAGCCAAGTTTTGTGTATTTGTTCACCGCCACATAGGCGGCTTAGAAAGAAGTATAAAAAGGCGTGATACTGTTCAAAAGGTTCACCGCCACATAGGCGGCTTAGAAAGAGTTAGCGATATTTTAGAGCAGTTGAAAATTAACTAACATCACCAGACAAGGAAGTCCTTTAGCCCCGTAACAGGGGCTTTTTTTATGTGTAAAATAATTAAAAATAACTTTAAATAGTTGTTGATACTAAGTAGTAATAACACTACAATAAGTCATACAAGCAAGACACTGTGTCTAGCTAGAATCACAAGGTGAAACAAAATGAACAAGTCACAAATCTTCAAACAAGCACACACATTAGCAAAAAGCGTACACGTTGCAGGTGACTGCTACCGCGTAACTTTTGGTGCAGCGTTAAAAATCGTTATCGCTGAAAGCAAAGCACCAAAAAGCGCAAAACAATTTTTCCTAGACTTGGGTGGCAAGGAATGGGTCAAAGAGGGCTTTGACCGCGTTTACATCAACGCTAAACAATTTAATTCTCTATTTGGCAATGGCTGTAACTATTCTGATAGCAGCAACAAATTCTTTTTTGATTGCACCACTAACTGCTTAATGCGTTCTTACAAAGGCAAAAAGCCAATGGTAGAAAAAACTTACTAATTCTTACGCGCAGCCAGTCGCTTACTGGCATATTAAAAAACAGGTGATGATATGAAAAACTTAATCGGCAAAGCCGTTCGTTTAATAGTAAAGTTAAACAATTTAGATGTAGGCACTGTCACTTATGAAGATTTTAATGAAATGCCAAAAATTGGCGATTTTTTAAATAATGTTCAATTTATTGAGCATGGTTCAAGATTGGGAAGAAATGGCCGTCTTGAAAAAGTTTTGAAAATTGAAGAGTTCAATGGCGAATGGTTTGAGGTAATAATCTAATGACAAAAGACCAACTCCACACCATTGGCCGTGCGCTTTACGGTACGCACTGGCAAACACAAATAGCAAACGCCATTACAAATTTAAACGGCGATGCTTTAGACGTTAGAAGAGTACAACAATGGGCGTGCGGTGCGCGTCCAGCTCCCGATTGGCTCTTGCCAGTGCTAAAAATTTTGGCTCAAAAAAGAATGCAAGAGATTTTAGAATTAAATAAAATACTTCTTGCAATGTAGTGAATTAGAATAACCCGCCAAGTGCGGGTTTTTTATTGCCCAAAATTTGACTTGTGGTATAGTACAAAAAACAGGGGGCAATATCATGCACGATTTAAAAGACAGATTAAAAGAGCCGACAAGTTATTTAGGCTTGGCATCTGTGTTTCAAGGGATTGGTGAGTGCTTGCAAGGGAATTATGAATCAGGAATACCTTTAGTTTTTTTAGGATTAGTTGGTATTTTTAAGGCAGAGCGCGGCAATGCAAAATAACATCACTGACCATTCGCAACATTTAGAAAGTGGTTTAAGTATGGCAGCCATAAAAACATCGCCTCCTGTTATTGTAACGGGTATGACATTAGCAGGAATACAACTGCAAGATTGGCTGGTCATGGTAACAATATTCTATACAGTCATACAAATTATTATAGCGTTGCCGAACTTGAAACAGTCTTTTAAAGAGTGGCGCAATAAATGAAGCCTAATTATTTTGTGATTTATACGTTTTTGGCAATGGTCAGCTTTCCGTTTTTATTGTTGTGGGTTTTTGTTAAAGGGTTGGGGTGATGACATAATTATGTTATAATAAACAAGCGGCTAGGGTGGCCACCCGAAAAGTAACTTGTCATTACCTGCCGTTTCCATTCCGACAAAACCACGACTAAGGTGTAAAAAATGGCTATTGATTTTAATTTAGATGATGATTTTGAATTTGATTTAGGTGATTTTGATGTATCAGGTTTAGATATTGATTTAGACCTAGATTTTAGCGAATCCGATAACAGTGATAAATTCAAAAACGAAAACCGCTACACATTGCCTAAACCATTCCGCCAACGCATCAAAGCGCATCAAGTTAAGTTTGACCGAGCCGAAGATTTTGCAAAACAATTAGGACAAAAAATCCTAGACGGCGAGCGTATTAACGCGGTACTAAGTGGTAACTTTATTTTTGGTGATTTTTTCGAGGCGTTTTGTTATGAGACAAACTCGCTAATTGATGAGCTACAAATTAGTACATTATCACTATCTCAAGACAATGTTGATAGTTTTCATAATTTAATTAGCGGCGATTATTTGCACTCATTGGAGATTATTGTCAGCGATTATTGGTGGAGTCATAATCGAGCAAATGCGCCATACATTTACAAACAGTTAGATATAGGCAACAAGTTTCAATTTGCGGTGGCAGGGACTCACACTAAAGTCGCTTTAATGCGAATCGGTGATAAAAAGATTGTGATTAGCGGTAGTGCTAATTTAAGGTCAAGCCGATGTATTGAAGAAATTCAAATCGAGACTAATCCCGATTTATACGATTTTCATTATGAATGGCAATCGACAATTCTCAAAAATTACGGCATGATTAAAAAAGCAGTTCGCGCCAGTGCTTTGTTTGATATGATTACTAAAGGTATGAGTGGTGAACAGCAAGCCAAACAGCAAAAAGCATTTAAGGGGTAGGTTATGGCTTCTAAAGTTAATAATGAAAATTGGGCATCTAAACAGCGCGTTAAAACAGCAGCAGCAAAGCGAAAAGCCGAGCGAGCATCACGGCGCGCAAGCTAATAAGGTGTAATTTATGGCGGCTGTAGATTGGGCAGAACTTGAAGCTCTTTATGTTGCTGATAATACAACGACAATCCAGTCTATTGCCGATAAATACGGCGTTACATTTAGTGCGGTGAAAAGCCAGCATCAAAAAGGAAAATGGCTAGAAAAACGCAAGAAAAAAACAGAAAACATAGTTCAAAAGATAACCGAGCAAGCCGAAAAGACGGCAATTGATATTGCAGTCAAGTTTAATGCTGATGATATTAAAATAGCTCAAGCGATTAAGGCTAAAATTGTACAGGCATTACGCGCCGAAGAAATCAGCCCACAAGAAATAAACTCATTATCTAACTCGCTTGCAACAGCTCAAAAAGTCGGTCGATTAGCTTTGGGTATGACAACAGATAACACGGTTAATCAATTAACGGGCGCGAATGGTACAGCGTTACAGCCGCCAGTATTTAATTTTAATCCTGTCAAACCTAAAGATGATTAACTTTAGTTATCCCGAAAGGTTACACCCCTCATTTGTGAATCTACAAACTAACCAATACGACACGATTATCTGGGAGGGTGGCAGGGGTGGTGCAAAGTCTGAGGCGTTGGCCTGTATCGCTATTACAGAATCTTTTATTGATGATGGTGTGATTCTATGCTGTCGTGAGATTCAAAAATCTATTGCCGACTCACTCTATGCAACCATTGTCAGTGCAATATCAAAATACAAACTTGACCCTTATTTTAAAATCCTTAATAACGAAATAACCAACCTAATAACAGGCTCACGTTTTATTTTCGCGGGGTTAAAATCAAACATCACGTCTATTAAGTCAATCAATAAATTACGCGTAGTGCTAACCGATGAAGCCGAAAACATCTCTGAGCAGTCATGGTCATATCTACGACCTACGCCGCGTTATGGCCAAGTCCGTTTTTATGTGGTGTTTAATCCTCGCTTTGAGGTAGACGCAACTTGGCAACAATTCATCATTAACAAAGATGAACGCACCCTACACATAACAATCAACTGGCAAGATAACCCATGGTTTCCTGAGTCACTAAACAATCAACGGCTAAGGGATTTACGCGGCGATGCAGGGCGATACGCTTGGATATGGGAGGGTCAATTCTTAAAAATCAGCGATAACTCTATCTTGGCCAAAAAGTTGAAGATGCTTGATTTTGAGATTAACCAAACATTTGGTACACCATACATCGGCATTGATTGGGGGTTTAGTGTTGACCCGACCGCGATTATTGAGTGTTATATTTTTCAGGATAGTTTATATATTAGAAACGCAGCTTCTAAAGTAGGGCTAGAATTAGATGATACGGCGCAATGGCTATTAAACCATGTGCCAAATGTGATTAAATATACGTCAAGGGCTGATTGTGCAAGACCTGAGACTATATCAAAAGTTAAAAAAGATATACCATTGATTAAAGGGTGTACAAAGTGGAAAGGGAGCGTTGAAGATGGTATTGTGTTTTTGCAGACGTTTAAGGCAATCTACATTCACCCCGATGCGCAGTGTTGTTTTGCAGAGTTGGCGGCGTATAGCTATAAAACAGATGATACTGATAACCCGACTACTGACATTGAAGATAAAAACAATCACTATGCAGACGCGCTACGCTATGCGATAGAGC